TTTACGTTGACGCTTTTTTGCAGCATTTTTCTTATCACTTCTAACTTTTGAAGGTTTAATGTATTCTGTCTTTGCTTTGTATTGTTCTAGAATACCACTTTCCTTCACTTTTCTTTTGAATATTTTTAACATCGTATCAATATTCATTCCATTCCCCTTGACCTTTACGTGTGCAGTCTTGGGATTTCCTGCGTAAACTTGATTGCTCATAACCTTTTCCTTTTTTTATTTAATCTTATAATATCGTCCAAGTGTTTGTCCCATTTCCTCATACAATGCTTCTAATCTTTGTTGAAGTTGGGTCATTTCTGTTGCTGTTTTTTCAAAAAGCTTCAAAGATTCTGTCATTTTCTTTGAATGTCTTGTTAATGTTACTTTATCAAACCAATCACCAGATTCATCAACGATATTTTTAGAAGCAAACTCAACAAGTTTCTTGATGTGTTTGTAGGTTTCCATAATTTCGTTTGTACGATAAACAGATTTACCATACTCATTAAATCTTGAAATCGCTTCAATATATTGTTGTTTTTGTTCTGGTGTGAGTTTTGGTTCTTCTTTTTCTTCTTTATCTTGATCAACGTTTTCATTGACTACAGTTGAAACTACAGAATTGATAATCTTCTTCAATTCTTGAACTGGCATAGAAAATGTAGTTTCTGACTTTACTTTTTTAGGGAGTCCTTTATGCTTTGTGCCAGCAAACTTTTCAAGTTCTTTTTCGGACATTGCATCAGCAACTTGCTTTACATTCTTACTTACTTTTGAAGCAGGAACTTCCCCACGTTTGTAAGCAAGAACGAGTCCCATGAATTGTTGTTGTTTCTTTGATACGGCAGGCATTATTTATCTCCATCAAATATACATTCACATACATTACCAATTTCACAAATAATATTCGTTATATTTTCATGAATACGTTTAACTTTTGGATCTACTTTAGCAATAGTCTTTAGACTAACAGATTCTTTAATTAGTCCTTCTCCAACAATTTCACCACCACCAGCTGGGTACATAAATGCACCATGTGTAGATGGATTTGATACAAAGTCCCAACCAATTAATTCAAAATCATCTTGAACTTCTACTGTATTTTCATTTATTTCTTTAACTGAACCAAGTCCTCTTGATGAGATACCAAGACGGATTCCAGATTGAAGTAAGTTTTTAAGAATATTACCAGAAGGAGTTGGTAAAATTTCAACCTTACCAACAACGTCATTTCCTTTCCACTCACATTCTAAAATGTTATGAGAAACATTACGAAGATTGACAACAGATGAATCTGGGTGGTCAAGTTCTCCAAGAGCTCTTCTTTCTTTAATTTGATTCTGTTGATATTTCTTTACTTCTCGTATAAGTATTTCTTTCGGATATACACGTCCATTTTGATTTTTAGCCTCTGCACGTTGAAGAACACCCGATACAATAATTTTACCATTATTGTTCTGAGAAGATTCATTTATTTGACGAGGAGTCGCAGAAAAAAGTATTGTATCTACCAACAGTTGTTTCATTTTAAGCACCTAATTCGTTAATTTTTTTACCAATTCTGTTAAGACGTTCACCAATTTTTGTTAACCTATTATGGGAAGATCTCCAAAGAGTTCTTTGGTCAACAGCCATCTCTGTCTTTAAACGAAGGGCGTGTCCAACAGCACGTTCTACACGAAGAAGTGATTGATTCAATTCTTTAATAGAAGTGTTTATCTTTTCACTTGTTGTTTTTGTTTTGTCACCCTTATATTCTTTATAGGATGCCTCATGTAGAGATTTCATTGCCTGTTTGTACATAGACTCATTTGATTTGTCAACCTCTTGATTAGCAAATTCTTCTTTACTAATCGAGTGTTTTCTTTTTTCTTTTGGAACGACTTTATATCCAAGTTGTTCTGCATTATCTTTTGTCTTTTCCTTAAAATCTTCGGGACTTGCAGAAAATGCTCTTGGTGTATCATATCCAGCAACCATACCAGTTACACTAGTTTCTTGGACTTCACCCTTAAACTTTTTGTATGATTCAGACATTTTAAGTTTTTTTATGAATGATTCTACGTTCATATTTATTACCTAATTAGTTGATTACGAATTAAAGCATATACTATTCCAGAGTCAACCTTTACACTAGAAAGAGAAAGTTCAATTATACCAGCACCATTTGCGCTACTTGTTGCAAGTGTTGCCAATGGAATGGTTCCTCCGTTTGAAAGAGAAGCAGTACCAACTGTACCAGCTGGAACTATAATACCACCAACTCCGTAATTAGAACTCGTAAAATTAGTTACACCTGAACCACAAGATATTGATTGTAAGAATTTACCAGGATGTCCTTTTCTTTCAAATTCATTTCTAGCATCTGACCCGTAGTTATAAGGTTGTATTTCATTAGCTGACATTAGTTACTCCATTTATAAGTCATTAACCAAATCGTAATATCTCATTAAAGCCGAGATATGATTCTCGTCTACATTCTTAATTGTATCATATGAATCAAGAAGAGAAATAACTTCGGATAATTTAATTTTCAAGGCTTTGTCACTTATCTTTTTTGTTTTTTGTTCCAAAATCGATTTTACTCGTTTTGATTCTTTCTGTAAAAATGACTTTAGATTATTTGTATTACTTACATTTTCTATATATTCTCGGAGGACTGTTTTTTGTTCTTGTGAAAGATTTCCGTACTTTTGATTGAACTTCTCAACTAGAATTTTATAAGACATAAGACGAATTTCTTTCGGTTCTTTGTATATAGAATTCATTTCTTCAACCAATGGTTTTTTAGAATCACCAGTCATATTTTCGATAATCGTGAATTTAGAACGGATAATTTCTGAAGGATTGTCTAATTCAGAATATTCGAAAATTTTATAGATAGATGCGAGCAATTTATAGTTTTGAACTTTTGTTTGGAAAAATGAATCAATATCAAACTTTTCAGATATTGTCTTAATAAGATTATATTTTTCCTCACGTAATTTTGGTTTGTTTATTTTAGTTCTAGCCTTTAATACTGCTTCAATAAGCATAGTTGATTTAGCTTCTGATGACAATCTTTCTTCGGATAACGTTTTGTAGAAACCATATTCTTTGAATAACTCCGTATTCTTATTAAAGAAGTTCTTCAATATTTGTGTAGCAACGGATTCATTGCCAGATATGATTTCAGATGTTATTTGTCTTGTCAATAGTTCAAATAACATACCGGTATTTTTGTATTTTGAATGTTTAATTTTTTTCATTTATGTTACCCGTAAAATAAATCCTTCATAAGATAAATATGAATTTAATTTAGATTTCTTCCAATAAATTATTCTCGTCAAGAATACCAGAATCTTCAATCTTTTTATCTGAAGAAGGTTTAAGACTTTCAGAAATAACTGATTTTGATTTAACTTTTATAACACCCATACTCTTAATAACATCATTCAATTCGCGAGTCATTTTTGAGTCAAAAGACTTTGATTCTAATGAAAGAGCAGATCCCTTTTTATAATTATGAGATGGTTTAAGGTTTACATCAAGTGCAGATGAAACACTCTTTTTACCAATAGGATCTCTTCCAAATGGACTTGCATCAGTACCATACGTTGAACCATGTTCAGGTGGTCTACCAGCACCGGGCCATCCACCTTCAGGTACTTCTACATCATTAATTTGTTGTTGTCTTCTACCACCATAAATATTCAAGGCGGCTAAATCGTGTGGTGTACCATATGATTCTTTTGTAACCATAGGGTCATTACCTTCACTTTCAATTTGTTTCTGACGGAATTGAAGTTTAATGTCTTCGATAATTTCGTTCTTTTCAAAATCAGATTCATCTTTACTCATATTGAAAATATTTGAGTAAATATAATCAAGTGACATCAATCTCTTTTCCATCAGTGAACCAGCAAGGTCTACCTTTTCTTTCATCAGAGCTATCTTTTCTTGTTCGTAAACAATAGAAGGACCAGTTAATGACAATTCAAAGTTTACAAGTTCAGAGTTTTCATAACCCTGTGAATAAAGGTGTACAATCGCAATCTTTGTTAATTCTGAAACAACAATACGTTGAATACGTTCGATTGTTCTTGCAAATCGAATATCGAGTGTAGCAAGAGTTGCCTTACCTTCAAGTGATTCATCAAATCCAAGATATGCCTTTGGAACTTTAAGAGCAGCAAATATCTTACTCTTTAGATATTCAACGTCTTCAATTGCTTGATACTGAAGACCTGGAAGTGTTTCGATTGAAGTTCCAGCTTGACCACCACGAACAGGAAGATAAAAATCTTCCAAGATATTTTGCATATTATAACGAAGATTATAATCACCAGTTTGTTCATTCACCACAGGTGTTTTCTTCATTTGATTGATGATATTCTGCATATATTGGTCAACTTCCGCAGGTGGGATATTACCAATATCAACTTTAAATATTCTCTTTTCGGGAGCTCTCATGATACGGTGAATCAACATAGCGTCTTCCATAAGAACAAGTTGCTTGTAAAGTTTACGAGCACCTTCTAACATTGACTTACCATATGGAAGATAATTTGTATCACCTAAAAGACGGAAGTGAGCAATCTCATAGTTCTGAAATTCGCCCTTCCCAAGTGGTCCTTCATAGATAAACTTGGTCATGTAGATATGTTCTGGGTCTGTTCCTTCATCACGTTGCATTTCATACGGTGAAAGTGGAACCACGTTGGTGACACCAAGACCATCTTTAACATCCAAGTAAAGATAGTTATCACCATACTTACAAAGATTACGAATCCACGGCCACAAATTATATTCAATATTTAGAACATCATAAAATAAGTTTTGAAGAATTTTACGGATGTTATCATTATCAGTTCTAATTGTTAGAACGTCACCTGTATCATTTTTCAACGTACTTTCATCAGCATAGATGTCAAGTGCCGAACAAATGATGGCATCGGTGTCCATCGCCTCATAGTCTGTATAAAGGTCAATCTTTGTAGCAGAGAATGAGTTGTATTGATTATAAACAGAAATAGGAGTTCCACGAGTTCCGTGTAATCTACCATATCTATCAATCACTTTCGATGTGTGTGGATTACCATCAGCTTGATAACGAGCAGTATCAACTACACGTAACTTCTTTCCACCAACGTTTCTTACGACTACGTTAGTTGAAAAAAGAGTTTTTAATCTATCAAAAAGTGATTTCTTTTCAGCCATGTTACACCTATTTAATTATTTTAGTCCATATACATAAATATGTTGGATTCTTTTATAACGTTAAATTTAAAGAAGCCATGTTAAATCTTCGTTTTTCTCACCGATTTTTTGTTCCCAACCAGCATCCAATTTTGAATTTCTCATGTTTGCAGTGTTGAATATACTTGTAGATTTTTTCATATAATCTAATGTCATTTTTGTTCGAGCTAAA